GCTCCCGGGCATCACCGGAGCCTTTGGTCAGGACATCGTAGAGCTTCCGGTTCGGCTGGGCGTGGATTTCATCAAAGACTAGGCCGGACACATTGAGCCCGTGCTTGGTCCCTGTTTCTGCCGACAGCACCTGGTAGAACCCGGCGTTGCGGTAATTGATGATTCGCTTCCCGGCCGACCGTATCTTGGAACGGCGCATCAGGGCTGGACTCATCTCGACCATTTGCCGTGCCACATCAAAGACGATGGAAGCCTGGTTACGGTCACAGGCCGCACCATACACTTCGGCACTCGGCTCGTTATCAGCATAAAGAAGGTACAGGGCGAGGGCGGCAGCCAGCTCGCTCTTCCCGTTCTTCTTTGGTATCTCTATATAGGCCGTCAGGAACTGCCGCTTCCCGTTCTCCTTGACGATGCCGAACAGATCACGCACAATCTGTTCCTGCCAGGGCAATAAGAGAAAAGGCTTCCCGGCCCATTTTCCTTTGGTATGACAGAGATGCTCGATGAAAGCGACGGCACGGTCAGCCTTTTCTTCATCATAACGGGAAGCCGGCAGCATGAACGCTGACGGCTTATATACAAACGCCAAACTTGTCACCCCCTTAGCAGCAGTTCCATTTCATCCGTTTCTGTTTCTGCCCCGTTTTCTTCCCCGATCATGCGGCTCCGGGCAGACGGAGTCAGGCCGAACTGCTCACAGAACTTCAGCATGATTTTGAGGTTCGTCTGGGCGATGGACACCTGAGGCACCTGCTGCAGGTATCCGTTCGGCGTCCGCACCATATCCCCATGCTGGGTGATGAACTCTTCGGCCCCTTTCCACCGGGCATACGCCTGGCAGTATCCGGCAAAGGCCATCATGTCCAGATGGGTCAGCATCCCCATCTCAGCGAGAACTTTCCCCAGCCGCTTCCATTCTTTCTTGGCATCATCCTCCAGCCAGTCCGGGCAACGAGGGAGCCGTCCCTTTGGCATGGGTTCCTTCTTATTGAGGGGACGATGACCGGGATTGCCTTCCAGCACCTTGAGCGCCGTCGGCTTCGGTTTTCTTCCTCGTACAGCCAATGGCGCTCACCTCCCAATAAAAAAGCCCTTGCGGGCTGTACGGCAGAGAAGGCCGCGGCTGCAGCCTTCCCCGATTTTCTTTTACCATTTCTAAAGAAAATTTATGCATTTATTTTATGGCAAAGAACAGGGCCTTGCGGCCCCGTCTTCAGGATTCCCTTACTTCGTGCTTTTCAGGACATCGACCAGCCATCCAGTGCTTGGATGGGTTTCCCCGGTTGCTTTTTCAAGCACCTGTCGATCTTCCTCGATATAATGAAGCCCCTTGCCGACTTTGATGAACCGGGCATCTTCGTAGCCTTTTATATCGGTCCGGTAAACCCTTGCCGTGCGGCTTTCGCCATCGTAGCTTTTGCCATCCCATCCGCCAAAAGTGAAGGTCACTTTTTCCTTGGTAGCCTTGAAATGGGTTTCAAAATCAGCCCTTGTTATGGCTGTTTGGTATTCGCGGAGTTCGAAATGGTTGCAGAGTGCATAGATGTTTGTCATGGTAAAATCCTCGCTTTCGTGTGCTTTTCCTCTAGGGCTTGTCCCCTTTGTCATGTATATATATCACTCTGAACGCACATAATAGCAAGTCATTTATCCGATATTTATGCATCTTATTCGATGACTTCCCATTCATCGGCTCCGGGTACCAGCCCAAGACTGCTGCCCGTATCCCACTGTACATGGATGGTTCCGGCATCATCGACGAACTGGACGGTGCCTTCAGTTCCCCTGGGCGGTGCCTGCCTGTCATCCATGGCGATAAGCCGCACCCGCGTTCCTGCCATCCGTTCCCGGCTGTGCCGCAGACCGTCCCGCAGGACGGACAGGTCGAAACCGAATTTGCGGTAATCCCGCTCCATGTTCTGGTAGTACCAGTCTTCCGGGATGCCGAACCGGCGGTCTTCGTGCATGATATACACCAGGCCGTGGATTGTGCCGCTGTCTGTTTCAACGGGGACGGTTTTCTTGTAATAGAACCGCGGGAAGCCTTCATAGACATCGAGCCGCCGTTCATCCGCCGAAGAAATGCGCCAGAAAACAACCGGCACGAAGGCATCTGCCTTTTTCTCGATAGTGGCGTAACATCCTGTCAGGGAACCTTTGAAGAGAAGTTCATAGCCCCGGATCCGGCCCGTTCCCGCAAGAACGGCATCAGGACTCCGTCTTGCCATCTGCGCTTCACTCATGTTGCTGCCGTAGGCAATGTAGATTCTTTGTTTCATCGCTCTCATCCTTTCTGAAGGGAATGCCCTCCTACCACCCCAAGGGCAGCCGAAGCTGCCCGGAAGGCTATCTCCTTCAAGCGGCGGCATTGCGCCATGCGGAGTTGCCTGTGAGGTGTTTTAGGAAATGGAGGCGGCAGGTCTTGAATTCGTCGCCGATGAGTCCGAGCCGGAGCATCCAGCACCGGAAGGCGTATTTCTCATTATCCGTCTCGGTCTTCCGTGCCGAGGCCTTCTTCTGCATGAGGGCCTGATGGGCGACAGCCAGGCAGAACTGGATGTATGCCTTGATTTCCCCGGCGTGAAGCGTCCCGTTGAAAAGCCGGAACTCGACGGTTCCCTTGGTGAAGGTGGCGTGCAGGTTCAGCCCGTGGTAGCGGGTGCTGTTGTAATGATGGTTCCGTCCGTAAGGTGCTTCCTGATACCAGAGGTCGGCGATGCCGTCCATGGTGACCGGCTTTTTCCGGTTGAGATCCTTCAGGAAAGCGGTGTTCGTCTTCCGGCAGTACCGGCTTTCCCGCGAGGGTTTGATCTGGAGAGCGCGGTAAATCATGCCTTCCTTGCTCGCCATGATGTTCACCAAGTTCCGCAGGGTCTTTGCCGTGAACCGTTCGGCCCCGACATGGATGTGGATGCCACAGGACTTGTTGGCAAAAGCCCCGGCCTTGCGGAGCGTCCGCACCAGCTCCTGCAGCTTCGGGATGTCTTCGTAGGAAAGGATGGGGCTGACCACTTCCGTGCGGTAGAAGCTGGAAGCATCCGTAATGTTTCCGTTCACCTTCTTCTGGGGAACCAGGCTGGAATCGTTCACGGCTTTCCATTTCCGTCCCTGTTCATCCCTTGCAGTGTAGGTATCGTAGGCTCCGCCTTCGTGCCGGCTTTCCGTCCCGAAGAAGCGGGCCATGAGGCTGGCGGCCCGGCTTCTCGTAATCCCTGTCATTTCCATTTCGATTCCAAAGTGCAGTGTTTTCATAATCATCTCTGTCCTTTCTATGTGTGCGTGTGTTCTTTCGGTACACTATATATCACTCTAAAGGCACACAATAGCAAGCTATTTTGAGAATAATTATGAATTAAATCGAAGGTTTACAGGTTCGGATGCCGACGTTCCTTCTGCTTTCTGGCATGAGCCATAGCCTCTTCTTCCGTGCGGAAGGCGCTCCATCCGTTCAGGTCTTTCAGCAGGGCCATGCGCGATTCGTGGCTGGCTTTAGTCCCCATGCCGATGCGCAGGAGCCACATCCGCAGGTAGTATTTCTCGTTTTCCGGCTTCCGTGTGGCGGGCTGGACCCGTTTCGCCTTTTTCGCCGCGCTGACCATGAAAGCCGCCAGTTCAATCAGGGCGCGGTTCTTTACGGCATTGCCAGTCGCGGCGAAACAGAATGTCACCGTGTCTGCGGCAATCAGGAACCCCTGTCTTTCCTTTCCGTAGTTCTGATAGATGGCAAAGAAGGATGTCCTGTCTTTACCTGATTCTTCTTTCAGGTCTTCCACCAGCCTGTCCGGCACATGGATGTTTTCATGTCCTGCAGCCCGGTTCAGCAAGTGCTGCTGGGCATGGAGCATGAAGACCAGGTTGCGGAGCTGCGCCCCGTCCATGCCATCAACGGGGACCTTGATTTCCATCCTGTCCGGCTCCGTTGCCGTCTGCGGCAGTGCTTCCGATTCTGGCGTTTCATCCTGCTGTGTCGGTTCTTGCGTTACTTCGGTTTCTGTTCCTTCTTCCGGTTCCGGCTGCGGAAGGATTCCGGCTTCCTGCAGGAAAGCCGTGATGGCAGCTTCTGTCTTTTCATCATCGCATTCGATATCGCCGCTGCGAAGGATGCGGAAGCCCTGCCCTTCGTAGGCAAAGGCCGGCGTCCCGGTGTAATGAAGCTTTTCGCTATGGTTGAAAGGAATCAGCCGTCTGGCCAGTTCCTTGCGGTCGTTCAGGTTCATCTGAATTGTCATGGTCTATGTACCTCCTTGTTTTGCTAGTACATATATCACTCTGAACGCCGATAATAGCAAGTCATTCTTGCACTTTATCATAGGGAATTTTCTCATTCCCACGCAGTACAAACACGCCTTCACTCCCGCACTCGCTGATATACCGCTTCACGATGACATCGACGAACTTCTCGTCCAGCTCGATGCCATAACAGATGCGGTCCGTCTGCTGGCAGGCCATGAGCGTGGAGCCGGATCCGAGGAACGGGTCCAGGACGATGCAGTGGCTCATGGACGAGTTCTGTATGGGATAGGCCATGAGCGCCACGGGCTTCATGGTCGGATGTTCCTTGCTGGCTTTCGGCCGGTCATATTCCCAGATGGTTGTCTGCTTGCGGTCGGAATACCACTGGTGCTTCCCGTTCAGCTTCCAGCCGAACAGGCACGGCTCGTGCTGCCACTGGTACGGACTGCGGCCCAGGACCAGGGCGTTCTTCTTCCAGATGCAGCAGCCGGACAGGTAGAAGCCTGCGTCCTTGAATGCCTTGCGGAAGTTCAGCCCCTGCGTATCGGCATGGAACACATAGATGGATGCATCCCGTTCCATGTTCTGCTCCATGTTGACGAAGGAGCTGAACAGGAACTGATAGAATTTATCGTCCGGCATATTGTCGTTCTTGATTTTCCCGGCCGTT